GCCAGTGTTGGAACCTGTGCTTCCAGTATTTAATACTCGGAGGCACTCTCTCCAACCATCCACATCCCAGGTTTGAAACCTAGGTAGGATGATCCATGTTCTGTACTCGATTCGGTGTAACTGGCGGTTATAACGCCACCAGATACGTCGTTTCTTATTCAGTTCATGATGGTTCACGTGGGGACGTACGAAACCTAACAGATGGTAATCTGTCGGGTCCACTGGTTTACCGGTGATATAATCTTCGTTCACTATGTTATTACTAACATAGGGAATTGGGCCATATCGCCGTTCGACCAGTTCCTCTAAGAGGTCGGCCGTCCCCCAGTAGCCTTGAGCATACATAGAGTTTGATAACTCTACATAACTCGTAAGCTCACTAGCATCTAATGTATCACGATGATTCCATCTGGTCCGCATGCGGATGGGTGTGACGTCGATGCCTTTAAAAGCATCGCACCCGCAGGATTCTCGGAAGAATCCGCCAGTACAGCACTTCCCTTCGTTGAACATAAGTCCAAACTTAGGGAACCACTGTAGTAAGAGAGCATAGTCTTTGTCTCTTACAACGATATCATCGCCGTACACGTACACATTCTCCAAAACAGTCCGGAGTTTGCGTCCATGTAACGAGAGCACACTAACAGCCAATGCCCAAAAGCATAGCGCCTCGATGGGGAAGCATACTGCTGACCCCATTGGTGCGAATTTGCTCAAGTGCACCAGCTGACCGTTGGGTAATCGCGTGAAGTCGCTCCTGGAAGCCTTAAGGGCCCCCAGGAGCTGCGTCCCACAGAATAGTTCTTCAACTAATCTTAGGGACACGCGATCACTCGCATCCTTCATATCAAGTGTCACGTACTTCCGAGTACGTGAGCCTTCGAGAGCAAGTCGTCGATTTATCTCTTGGTTCGTGAAATTCACGTGACCTCGAGTTAGTCGATGACTTTCAATCCACGGGTATATTGCCCGTAGAAGACCCTGTTGGATCCACTGGAGTTCCAATGGTTCACATGATATGAGACGAGGCCCACGACTATCTTTAGGGACTAGAACCACCTTCGCGGTGGCCTGGTCCTCGGTAGTCAGGGTCTGTATCCAGTCCAATTGGTCTACGATCTGAGCCATCCCCAACGTGAAATACTCCGTAAAGGAGTAGAACGCGTCAAGTTTGGTATAGATTCGGGAGAAGTTTGACTTCTTGCCCGTTTCCTCACCCGTAGCAACCGATCCGGGTCCATGCCTAGGAGTAATTTCCCTAGGGTCAAACCCATTAAACAAACGAGACAAAAGTAGCCTCGCACGTTTAAGGACTGGAACAACTGAAGGGGAGAAATCCAACGAGTGGATCTCATCTTCAGTTCTGATGAATGACGTAAGTACCGATTCTTCGGTGGCTTTGTCATACGGTATATCCAACTTGTAGGTAAAACCTACAAGTTGTCTAATGTGCTTCACTACGGTTACGTCCGCATCACTGCGAACGTATCCTTCGGTAGTAAAAACCCGCTCTAGTAACCACCCAAGAAACTTGGGGATTACACTATTTGGTCTCTTAACGAAACCTTCAATAGAGAGAGCTCCGTGTCCGGATAAAGCCCTGTCAAAGGCTTTACCAAAACGCGGGAGAGTTTTCGTTAAAAACGAAAACCCTTCGGTTGAGAGTCGGGCATCCATTTTATGGATGTCCTTCTCGATTTCACTAATCTCAGGATAATAGTGAGCTATATCACGATACAGCTGCTTTGTCAAGGAGATGTATATTTCATACTTCTCTAGGCTATTATGTTCTCCCATATGGGTGGACCTCCTAGCCAACTAGGCAGCTGTTCCGTAATGCCCTGAAGGGTGTAGTAGGAAAGTAGGTCAATTAAGACCGTTTCCCCACGAACCCTTCTCATTGCATCCCTTCAGAGAGTCGCGTTTACAAAACGCTTATGGCTCTCCTGCGAGGATCCTATCCAACATCTCAGTGTTGAAGACGTAATCTGTACCATCCGACTGGATGGTAAGAAACGACATCAACGCGAGGGTGATGGATTTGACTTCGGCGGCTGTAAAACTGCTCCTTGGAGTAGAAACAGTCAACGTTGCCTGTGCAATGACGTCCGGTGAATCAGCGGAGGACTTTCGTACCTCCAACCGAGTCGCCGAACGGTCCGTCAGGATTCCCTTGTTCTCTTTGCTCTCAGAATGAGAGATAGTCATAGTGGCTTTATGAGCCCCAGTGATTAGAGTACTTAGGTTTCCAACCCGGACAGAACGCCCCAAGGCCGCATCGAACGTTCGAAGCTGCACTTCCACCGTTGGTGTAGGTGCAGCATCGTTCGAACCGATGGCAATAGCCAGGGAGTTCGGGATTGACAATGGATCAGCTAACATTAGTTGGTTCCTTGTCGATTATACGGAATTCCATATTACTATGGATATTTCACCGAGGGACACGCTGGGCAGCCAACGAGGAGCTAATCGCTACTCGCCGCAGGCTGACAAACGAGGTTTTAACCTTCGGTGCCGATAAACGCTCAACGGGTGGTATAAACCTCCGCCGAACGAAGCCTGTAGATATTGAACCCGCAACAAAAGCCGAATGGCTTTCGCAGGTTGGGGACCCTGGCAGAATTAATCCTGCTTTAGGTTTCCAATAAGGTCCAATACTCCAGGTTAACCTCTTACGCAGATTTATGCTTTCGCAATAATCTGTTATGGAGGCTGTTGCAGGGAATAGACGCGGTCTGTTCTGATGAAGCCAACGTCCGATACCGATAAACCAATCGATAACGAACGAGAATGGGATAAGATCCCATATGGCAGCAGGATCTAAGATGCCAAAGGCATCTATGAACTGCTTCAGACGACTAATCCAACCCTGGAACTCCGGCGCAGTAAACTTATACTGCACAGTGCGATGAAACACTGCTAATTCGGTCTCTACGTCCAGACGGACGGGGAGATCGAAGAGAGGGATATGAGTCACGAATGACTCACTCCTTGTCTCACGCAACCACTCCATTTCCACTGGTTCAAACCGGTGATTGTGGAGTTTACGCATGAGCTCTAGCATATTGTCGTAAACCTTCTTCCAATCCGTAAGGATCCGGAGGAAGGTCTGCATGTCGTCCAGTGTAGGTATTAACCCAAACTGAACGGCTAAGTGACTGTTCGCAACATCTCTTGAGGTGAATTCGGGCGGAATTTTCCGTATCCGATACTCACCTTTAAGTTTAATGAAGCGTCCTATCACTTCCGGAGAAGAGAGCTTTCGAAAAAGCCCTCCCATCTGGACGATATCGACAATAAGGTACCAAAGAGAAAAGCCCGTATCAAACGGGTCCCTATCTATCAGTACCTTGCGAGGCAGTCTAGGGTCGGAGAAGCCAGAGCGCCAAAAGCGTTCAGCGGCTTCTCCGAAGACAAACGGGTCAAGCGATAATACCGGTAAAGCCGGAGTTATCGGATAGTTATAGGCTACATCCCCACTTTCGGAGGGACAGTAGTCAAAACGATCGATTGGCGCACCATCGAAGCTAGCAAGGTTGCTAGTAATCTGTTGGTGTAAACAATCTTTATATCTGAACGGCCCCTTGGTCGCATCATCTATCATATTGCTATGAATAGTTGCTGCGTTCCAATTCTGGCCGGTCACGTAACCCACGATACCAGCAGGAGTGCCCCAGTAGTGGCCGAATTCTGGACCAGCGGGATGAAACCCGAGGTTCAGGATACGGTACGGCTGAGACTCCATAGGTACTTGTCTTTTCCTAATTCGCATTTAGCTATTAACCTGAGATCGAGACACTATTAACCTCACTGAGGTTAACAGCAGTCCAGCGCTCACGCGCCAGACA